ATTGTCACTAATTGTTTTATCGTAGCAGGAAATATACGTCATTGGAACGATGCTCATATGGAAAAATCCTTAAGAGAACCTTTAGAATTTGTGAATTTGTGTTGACTTGCTCATATTATGTGTTATAATTAGGTCTAGATCAACTAGCTAGAGGGTATGAAGTACATTCTTTACGACGACAAGCAGCAACAGCAAGGTAAATTTCCTTCAATATACGAATTGAGGAGATTTTTATGTGATCGTAAGTATGAAATTGACTGTGACCGAGACATTTCATGTACTTTTGACTATATTAAGTCTATACAATGGAGTTTTGATATAGAAGAATGACTCAGCAAGAGATATCTGACTGTCTCTACGCTCTCAAATCACAAATTGAAGCGTTGGAGACCCGCCTTAATAGCATGGAGCTTCTTATGAAGCGACCAAATAAGGAAAATTATGAAAAATTAGTAGACGTAGTACTCGAACATGACAAAAGACTCAACTCTATCGAAAAACTCTAAGATTTATCACCTCTATTGGGAAGATAGATGTATAATGAGAGGTGTAGATGAGGAAGATTTCCATCCAATCTGGGAAAAACTCATGTGGACGTACAATACGGAGTTAAATTACGTAGAAATCACGCTAGACGAAGACGATAATCTAGCGATTACTGATACTTCGTACTGAAAGTCCCAAAATCGCGTCGTTGCTTCGCAACGATACGATAAATATTTGTAATTATAGGGCAGAAATCCTATGGAAGCACAGTTTTTAAGTCTCGAAGGCGATTTTGTTATTCGTCAGGGGACAGAATTGATAGAATATCATAGAATCTCTGATATTCCAGACAAATTTGATCATCTAATTAAGTTTATGCCGAAGTATCCAGACCCACCGCATGATGTAAACGACCATGCGTTGATGGAAAACATGGTAAATTTCTTAGTTATGCTACAAGCAAGAGAACAAAAGTGAGTGTAACGATAACTCCAGACGAAGTAACGACATTAGGAGAGACAACTCGTCCTACTTTTAACGTAACTCGAACTATAACAGCGTCTGCGACTGCTACAAGTCCCAATCAGGCTGCTGTAACTAACGTAAGTGCGGTTGTACAGGGTGGTAATGAACCTGATTTAGTAATTACCCCTAATACTACAAGCGTTTCAATCACGGGGGTGCTACAGGATCCCTTCAATGACGTGTTTACATACGTAGAACCAGGTCAAACTAACCTTAACTCCACTCCAGTACAGGTTGTAGGGACTTCTGACATGCCTTCTGACAAGGTTATGTACGATCTTAACCAAGATGGCACAAACTACGTCTCTAAGTTCTTTGACATCACTGTACAGTGGGAACAAGGACCAGCAGGAAACATGGTAGCACAGACTCCCGCAACCTTCACTCTCGAATTGAAGATATATAATGAGTGGGAAGGTATACGTTCCTTCATATCAAATTATTATAACTAACATGCCCGCAGTCACAAGAGTCGGAGACGCAGATGTAGCCCATTGTTCTGGAATGTCTAGAGCACAGGGTTCAGGTAACGTCTTTGCTAACGGTATTCCTATTTCTCGTCAAGGGGACAAGAATACTGTACACTTAAAACCTGGTAACCCATGTCCTCCCCATTCTGCTTCTATAAGTAGTGGGAGTTCTACAGTCTTTGTAAATGGCAAAGGTTGTGGTAGAGTAGGAGATGGTTTAGGCGGTTGTACATCAGTCGCAGCAGGATCACCAAACGTATTTGCAGGTTAAATTCATTATGGCTAAATTAAAACAATCACAATGGTTAGGATCAGGGTTTATTGAGACCGTTCCTAAGAAAACAGCACAAGGAAACAGCAAGAATACTAAACATTCTGCTACTTCAAGAAATAAAGCGAGGAAAAGGTATCGTGGCCAAGGCAAATAGAATTGTAGACGGAAAAAGAAACGCAAATATACCCGTAGACATGTCAGATCACTTCTATGATCATGGAAATGAGTATTGTAGGTACTTAATTACCGATCCTCGTAGTGATAGAGCAGGAAAAAGAAGAAAACCCTTTGAAAACGTGTCTAAATAAACATTGAGGTTAAAGACATAGGTATAAGGCGTGAATAATGCCCTTCCAAGTCGAGCGTTTAGGGATTTTGATCTAACTTTTAGAAAAAATCCTATAACTAACGACGTAAATACACTAAAAAATGAAGTAGCAATCAAAGAAGCGGTAAAGAACATCGTTCGTTACAACTTTTATGAGAAACCATTCCTTCCGAACTACGGTGGGAACATTACTGGTGCTTTATTTGAGTTGTATGCTGAAGGAGAATCATCTCTTATAGAATCTCAGATCAAAAATATCATAAACCTCTATGAACCACGTGTTGTGTGTTATAGAGTCAAGTCAAAATTTGATGAACGTTTCAATGACTTGGCAGTAGAGATATATTACTTGATCACAGGACTACCTAATGTAATAGACAACTTAGAAGTTATACTTAAACGATAATGGCACTTACAAAAGTCAACTCGTTAGAGTTTAACGAGATCAAAGCACAATTAAAGGCATATTTACGAGGACAAGCAGAATTTTCCGATTATGACTTTGAAGGATCCTCGTTATCCGTACTATTAGACGTACTTGCTTATAATAGTTACTACTCTGCGGTTAATGCTAACCTAGCAATCAACGAAAACTTCTTAGACACTGCAGTTCTAAGAGAAAACGTAGTAAAGTTAGCTAAACTGATAGGATATACCCCAAGAAGTGCTAGAAGTGCCCGTGCGACCTTTACAGTGGTCATACAGACGGTATATGGCACAGGGTCTAATGGTAGAGGATACCCAGAATCAGTACAAATCAACAAAGGGGTCTTTGCTTCGTTCATAGGAGAGGATGGAGACAACTTTGTATTCTCCATACCTAAAGATTTGATCGTATCTGTCAATACCCTAGATGGTAAAGCGACATTTACGGGTGTAGAGACATTTGAAGGAATATTCATCACTGATACTTTCGTGAAAACAGAGTCAGAGAGACAAAGGTTCATTTTAGGCAACCTTAATGCTGACACTTCCGCTATGAGTGTGGAAGTAACACGTGGAACTATCACTGATGCATATTTGATGGCAACAGATATAACAGCAGTAAACAATATTAGTAAAATCTACTTCTTAGAGGAGTCGGAGAGCAAGAGACCTGAGTTAGTCTTTGGTGATGGTGTACTTGGTGAGTCATTAGTCAATGGAGATGTGATTGAGGTCACTTACCCAACTTCTACTGGAGGAGCTTCTAATGGATTGACTGGATTCTCGTTTGCGGGGACTGTAAAGGACTCTCGTAACACTCCAATCACCTCTGGCATCACTTTGACCTTAACAGCACGTCCTGATGGTGGTGCTTTTGCGGAAACTATTGATAGTATCAAGTATTCTGCTCCTAAGTTCTATTCTAGTTTCGGTAGAGCAGTGACTACTAAGGATTATGAGGCAATTATCCCTCAAATCTATCCTAACGTCCAATCTATCGTTGCTTTTGGTGGTGAAGAGGCAGATCCACCAGAATACGGTAAAGTAATCGTTGTAATCAAACCAAAGAACGCAGATCGTCTGTCTATTTCCGAAAAAGACGCAGTACAGAAGAAAATACGTTCTTATTCAGTGGGTGCGGTAGAACCAAAGATCATGGATCCATCTGTTCTGTATATTGACCTTGCTTCTTACGTTTATTTCAACCCAAACAAGACAAGAAGGGATCAGAACGAAATTAAGTTAATTGTTTACCGTACATTAGAGACATTAAACACTTCTGCTGAGTTTAACAAATTTGGCGGTAAGTTTAAGTACTCCAAAATGCAAAAAGTGATTGATGATGCGGAACCATCCATTACATCAAACATCACGAAGGTGAAAATGCGTAAAAACGTAACTATCTCTCTTAGTCAGAGATTTAATTACAAGATTTGCTTCGGAAACAGAATTAACGCACAATTAGATACACCAACCTTACAAACAAATGGTTTTAAACGTGCGGATGGTGGAAATCAAGTATTTTACTTGAATGATGATGGATTAGGAACCATACGTCTGTATTACGTAAACACAGATGGTTCAAAACAGTATATTGGTGGTAACTGGGGTATTATTGACTATACCGCAGGAGAAGTTACTATCAACGACCTTATTATTACTGAAGTAGTCAACTCTACTGACAATACCATGCAGTTCTCTGTAGTTCCTGAATCTAATGACTTAGTTTCGCTCAGGGAGACCTATTTGACACTAGGTATAGATAATCTAGTGGTAAATGTAATTGATGATGAAATTTCCAGTGGTTCAAACACTTCTGGAACAGGTGTAGTACCAGAATCAAGTTATAGTTAGTAATGCCAGCTGAACAGTCGTCGTGGAAAGTTGCGTCGTGGGTCACACCTCAAACTGAGGTTACAGTTGACCCGATTGATGCTTCGGTTTCGCCAGAATCGAGAACTAAAGTATCTGATAGAATTGAGGAGCAGATTCCTCAGTTTATCAGAGAGGACTATCCTGACTTCATACAATTCATCAAATATTATTATCAAGCACTGGAGTTAAAAGGTAACCCAGTTGACATAATACAGAACCTAGATGAATATTATAACATAGACCGCCTAAACGACCTCGTAGAGACGACTACAGCGTCCTCTGGGATCGAAACTGATGCTACAGTCATAGACGTAAGTAATACTAGAGATTTTCCAAAAGAAGGTCTCTTAATGATAGACGAAGAGATCATATACTATAAGAGTAAGTCCCAAACACAATTTAAGGACTGTGTTAGAGGTTTTCATGCTACTACTAAGGTAGGTACACTTAAGGAGTACACTTTTAGTGAGTCTGTAGCTGCTTACCATAACTTTGGGTCTACTGTTGTTAACCTCAACAACCTTTTACCTCTATTCTTACTACAGAGGTTCAGAGATCAGTTTGCTGAGTCATTCCCAAGCAAGTTTGCTCCACAGATACAACAATCAACAGTTACTAAGCGTCTTAAGGACTTTTATGCTGCTAAAGGTACATCAAGGTCGTTTAAGTACTTGATGAGAGTGCTCTTTGGTGTAGAGTCAGTTATTGAGTACCCCAAAGACAGAATATTCAAACCTAGTGACGCATTCTACACTGTAAGAGAGATTATTCGTGCTACAGCGATAAGCGGAAACCCCGTAGAACTTACAGGACAAGTATTATATCAAGAGAACGATCCAAACGACCCAAATGTAAATTCCGCACGTATATACGTAAAATCCGTAGTTGAGGTGTTTACTGAAGACGGAAAGATCTATGAATTGGATGTTGACACGGAAAATGGAACAGGAAGTTTCACAACTCCGTATAAAACGCTCCTTGGTGAAGATCTAAGCTCTGATTTGTTAGATAATGTCGTAACAGTCGATTCTACTATCGGATGGCCAGAAACAAACGGCTCTATTCGTATAGATGGTGAGATTATCAATTATACGGACAAAACAGTTACTCAGTTCCTTGGATGTACCCGTGCGAGAGAGAATACAGTCAATGCACCCCATATTGCAGGATCTGAGGTAACATCTTCCTATGAAATCTATGGAGAGAGCAATGTAGACGGATCTAGGATCAGTTTAACAGTATTTGGCGGTACAAGAGGAATAGACATTGTAGATGGCGGTAAATATTACTTACAGGACTCAAAAGTCACAACACCCGCAGCACCAGGCTTCGATTCACTAGATCCCATCTATCCAAGCTTCATATACAACGCAAAGAAGTTATTAAACGGAACTTCTATAGTTTTGAACGTTCCAGAGAGCGATGGTAGTGTTGTAGCGGATATTACGACTGAACAAGAGCATGGATTGAAGAGAGAAGACACTGTTGTCATATTGAACGCTCCAGAGGACGTATATAACGCAACATTCAGTGTTCTTGGTGTAATTAACAATTTTACCTTCAGTATCCTAATTCCTACCACTCCTATCCGTGGAGTAGACGTAACATTCCTAATTACACGGGAATATGCGAAATCTACGTCATCTGACACATCTATACGTCTAGGATTACAGAATACACCATCTGACGTACAAAATGTCTACAGATCTGCTGAACACGCTATTGTAGCGTCACCAGGTATACCTGGTCATGAAATAGGACCTTTCCACACTGATGACCTAGATCCTGGCAACCAGAGGTATCTAAAACGCATTCCTCTCCAAACAATCACCAAATCCAACAAAACTGCGACTCCTGTGGGTCAAGTTGCTATTGGTGTGAATGGTGTACCGTTTTTCTCTTATAAATCGAATGATACAAAATTATTCGGTGGTGTAAAGTCAATATCCGTAATAAATGCGGGATCTGGTTATGATATCACCAATCCACCGATTGTAGAGTTTGAACCACTCCACGCAAGAGATACAGCGTACTTCCTTAACCAAAGAATTAGAAATAGTCTAGGATACAGATATAAAAACTTAGGAAGCGGTAAAACCGCAGAAATAGGACAAGAACCTACACATACCACTTCAGATCCAGTACAAGACGGAGCTTGCCTCTGGGAGTTCGAGGGAATCTCTGCTGAAGCAACTGTAAGCGTATCTGGTTCACTATTTGCGGTAAACGTAGATAATGGTGGATCT